GCGGAGTTCGACAACAGCCGGGCCGTGCGCGGATTGCCGGGGCAGCCGTACAAAGCGCTTATCATCGGCCAGCGGCTGACCGGCGGCAGCGTGGACGCGCTGGTCGACACGCTGGTCAGCAGCGAGGCCCAGGCGGTCGAGTATTTCGGCCAGGGCTCGATGCTGCATCGGATGGTCCAGGCGTTCCGCGCGAGCAACCAGTCGACCGAGCTGCACGTCATCGCCGTGGATGACGATGCCGCCGCGGCGGCGGCCGCGGGCAGTATCGACATCACCGGCTCGGCGACCGAGACCGGCACGCTCAATGTCTATATCGCCTATGGCGGTACGACCGGCCGCGTGAAGGTCGGCGTGACCGCGGGCGATGCCGGCGACGCCGTGGCCACCGCCCTGGCCGCGGCCATCAGCGCCGACGCCAATCTGCCGGTAACGGCGGTCGTCAACGGGACCACGAGCACGCAGGTGGACATCACGGCGCGCCACAAGGGGCAGGCCGGCAACGACATCGATCTGCGGGTCAACTATTACCGCGACGACAAGACGCCGGCCGGCCTGGCCACGACCATCACGGCCATGACCGGCGGCGCGACCAATCCGGACATCACCGACGTCATCACGGCCATGGGCGACGTGCAGTACAACGTGATCGCCATGCCGTACACCGACGCGGCGAACCTGTCCGTGGTCGAGACCGAGCTCGATGACCGCTGGGGCCCGATGCGCCCGATCGACGGTTACGCGGTCGCGGCCGCTGACGGGACCTATGCGGAGATGTCGACCCTCGGCGGCAACGAGAACGATCCGCACATCAGCATCCTGGCCTGCAATTCGAGCCCGACGTCGCCGGAGGAATGGGCGGCCGAGACCGCCGCGATCGTGGCCTATTACGGTCAGATCGACCCGGCGCGGCCGTTCCAGACGCTCGGCTATACATATTGCCACGCGCCGGACGATGCCGATCTGTTCACGCAGCAGGAGCGCAACCTGCTGCTGCTGGACAGTGTCGCGACCTTCAAGCTCGACGCCGCCGGCAAGCCGATGGTCGAGCGCCTGGTCACGACGTACAACCTGAATGCCCAGGGGATGACTGACACCAGCTACCTGGATGCCAACATCCTGCTGACGCTCAGCTATCTGCGCTATTCGTACCGCGCGCGCTGGTCGCAGAAGTTCCCGCGCTCGAAGCTGGCGAAGGACGGCACGCGGTTCGGTGCCGGCCAAGCGGTGGTCACGCCGAAGGTGGCGAAGGCGGAGCTGTATTCGCTGTTCACCGCCTGGGAGAACGTCGGCCTGGTCGAGGATTTCGATCAGTTCAAGTCGGACTTGGTGGTCGAGATCAACGCAAACGATCCGAACCGGCTGGATATGCTGCTGCCGCCGAACCTCATCAACCAGCTGCGCGTGACCGCCGCGCAGTTCCAGTTCCGCGTGTAAGGAGGGCATCATGCCAGCAGCCAAGACAGGCATTATCTTCTTCAAGGTGGACGGTACGCAGTACCGCGCCAAGGGCAACTTCACCTACAACCTGGGCCAGCGCAAGCGCGAGGGCATCGTCGGCGCCGATACCGTGCACGGCTACAAGGAAACGATGCAGCTGCCCTTCATCGAGGGTGAGATCACGGACGGCGTCGATCTCGACCTGGAGAAGTTCATCAACCTCACCGGCGTAACGGTGACGCTCGAGCTCAACAACGGCAAGACCATCATGCTCGATGAGGCCTGGTATGCCGGCGACGGCACCGGCAACAGCGACGAGGGCAACATCAGCTGCCGCTTCGAGGGCATGCGCGCCCGTGAGGTGAACTGACATGGCGACGCGTAAAGGCACACCGGGCAAGAAGGCCGCCGACACGCGCGCGGCCGACGACGGCGGCTTGACCGACGAGGAAAAGCAAAAGGGATACGTGAAGAAGATCCCGCTGACCGAGCCGGTCGAGGCCCACGGCGAGACGCTGTTCTTTTTGCTGATGCGCAAGCCCAAGGGCAGGCATTTCAAAAAGATCAGCATGGACAGCACCGAGGCGCCGTTTCAGATGATGCTGGATTTCGCCGCCATGCTGGCCGATGTGCCGCCCTCGACCATGGACGAGCTCGCGGCCGAGGATGTCGATGCGGTGGTCGCGTTCGTCGGCCCTTTCATGCCTGGATACCGCCAAATTTCGAAGACGTCCTAGGCGACCTGGTCGTCCTGGGCGGTATCCGGCCGTCTGAAATTGATGAAATGGAGCGCGAGGATATCGAGCTCTGGCACCGACAGGTGATGAAACGCTATGGCGAACGGGAAGAATGACAAGGAGGCGAAGGCCTCGTTTATCGTCTCGGCGGTCGATGAGGCCACCAAGACGGTGCGCAACATCAATCGCCGCGTCGAGGGCATGGTCGCGCCGGTCAAGGCCGTCAACGCGGCAATGGGCCGGCTCGGCCGTCAGATGGGCCTGCACCGGTTGGGCCGCGCCGCGCGCCGCGCCTTCGGCGCGTTCCGCGGCCTGGCGCACAGTATGGGCGGCATGCTGCGCATGCTGCCGCTGTTCGGCGGCGCGAGTATGGCCGGCGCCATCTACGGTCTGGACAAGATCGCTGACATGGGCGACAAGATCGCCAAGAGCGCGCACATCGTCGGCTTCGCGGTCAAGCCTTATCAGGAATGGATGTACGTCGCCGATCGCTCGCGCGTGCCGGTCGATTTGCTCAATTCCAGTCTGCAAGCCTTCTCCAAACGCATGGGCGAGCTGCGCGCCGGCACCGGCGGCCTGTTCACGCTGCTGAACAAGGTCAATCCCGCGTTCATGGAGCAGCTCAAGGCGGCGAAGAGCAACCAAAAGGCGTTCAGTCTGTTGATGGTGGCCATCAGCAAATTGAAGAACCCGCAGCAGCGCGCGGCCCTGGCCGCTGCGGCCTTCTCGCGCGCCGGTTTGCCGATGATCAACATCGCGCTGAGCGGCGCCGACGGCATGAAAAAGATGCGCAAGGAAGCCGAGGCCCTCGGCGGCGTGATGGACAAAAAAACCACGACCGCCATGGAGAAATTCCAGGATCGCATGACGGACGTGCACATGGTCCTAAAGGGCATTACCTACCAGGTCGCCGGCGCCGTGATCCCGGTCATCAGCGACCTGATGACCCAGTTCAAGAACTGGTTCATTGCCAACAAGGCCATCATCAAGCAGCGCGTCGCCGAATACGCGCAGCGCATCGCGCAGGGCATCAAGGACATGGTGGCCTGGTTCAAGCAGGCCTGGCCGAAGATCACGGCCGTCGTCAACGCGCTCGGCGGGCTGTCGGGCATCCTCAAGGGGGTCGCGGCTGTCATGGCGTTCACGTTCGTCGGCGCGCTCGCCAATGCCGCCGTGGCCATTGGCACGACCATTTCCGCGATATATGGGCTGGGCGCAGCATTGGTGGCGACGATCCCCGGCGCCGCCGCGGCCATCGGCGCGGCCACCTCCGCGATATATGGTTTAGGCGCTGCACTGATGGCGACGCCGGTCGGGTGGATATTGGCCGCGATTGCAGCGATCGCGGGAGCCGTCTACCTCATATACAAGAATTGGGACAGCATCACGAAATGGTTCACGGATAAATTCAAAGCTGTCAAAGAGGCATTCAAAGGCGGCTTCCTGCAAGGCATTGTGACGCTGATTCAAGAATTTAATCCGTTCACGATGCTGCTCGAGACATTGAACGGGCTAATCAAAGCAGTGACCGGCTTCGATCTGCTCGGGATGCTGAAGGGAAAGCTGCAAGCGTTTGAACAATGGGTCGGCGCCATGGTGAAGAAGGTGACCGATATCATCCCGGATTGGATGAAGAACCTCGTATCCACGACCGGTCGCGGGTGGAGGATGATCTATCACGGCGCCCGCGATGCCATGGGGCTCGGCAACGGCGCCGGCGCGGCGCCGGCCGCGACGGTCGGCAACGCCGGCGCGAACGTGGCGGTCGGCGGTACCGTGCACGTCAAGATCGACAGCGAAGGCCGGCCGCGTGTGGCGCAGATGAATACCGACAATCCGCAGGTGCCGTTGGCGGTGTCTCTTGGGAATGCCGAATTAGCGGGCTTTTGGTAGGTGCTCACAGAAAAAGTTGGCGTGGCCCTTGGGGATGCTGCAATCCGCTTTTTTGCCATTGAGATAGTGGATGGTTACCCACTGGCCGCCTGAATCGAAAAAGCGATACATGATCCTGTCCTCGCGGTATTTCGCATATTCGGCAGCCGCCTTGGTCGGTGGCTTTTTGATGTGTGTGATGACCATGCGCGGGCCTTGGTCAGAATGTTTGAGCTCGCAGGAAAAGTAGGTCTTCTGCGAATCGATATGGCTGCACTCGTACCAGACGACGAAGCCGCGCGAACTGGCCCAGGCGCTCGAGGCAAGCAGGAGCAGGGCGAGGGCGACGATCAGGCGTTTCATGGAACCTCCTATCCGGTGGGGATGTTATAAGTATGACGTGGCGCGACCAACTCAGGCAAGGCAGCTGGCGCGGTGTGCCGTTCCACACGGAGTCCGCCCAGGGCAGCGGCGGCCGGCGCGCGGTCGTGCACGAGTTCCCCGGCCGCGACGTGCCCTATGCCGAGGACCTGGGCCGCAAGGGCCGCGCGTTCACGTTCGACGCCTATGTGCTCGGGCCGGATTATATGGCGCTGCGGGACGCCTTGCTCGATGTCGTCGAGCAGGCCGGTCCGGGCATCCTGGTGCATCCCTATCGGGGCATGCAGCGGGTCCAGCTGACCGAGTATAGCGTCAAAGAGACCACGGCGGACGGAGGCTATGCGAAATTTTCGCTGACCTTCGTCGAGGCCGGCCGCAAGGACTACCCGACCGGCACGGTCGATACCAGTGCCCAGGTGCAGGCGAAGGCGGCCACGGCCATCGCGGCGATGAATCGATCCTTCGCCGATGAATTCACGGTCGACAACAAACCCGGCTGGGTGACGAGCGCGGCGAGCGGGGTGGTCGATGCCGCGCTGCAACAGGTGGAGGCGATCGGCGCGCTCATGCCGGGGGTGCCGGCCGAGGCCTACGATTTCGCCCGCGGCCTGGACAGCCTGAGCGGCTCGGTGTCGAGCCTGATCCGCACGCCGATCAACTTGGCCGGCGAGATCAGCGGCCTGGCGGGCCGGCTGCGTACCATCGTGCAGCAGCCGGCCGATGCCCTGGCCGCCTACCGCGCGTTGGACGGTTTCGGCGCCGATCTGGCGCCGGTCTCGACGGCGACGGCCAGCCGCCGGACCCAGGCCGGCAATCAAACGGCCCTGACGACGCTGGTGCGCACCGCCGGCGCTATCGGCGCGGCCCAGGCGGCGGCCGGCCTGACCTACACCAGCCGCGACCAGGCCCTGGGCGTGCGCGACGAGCTCGGTGACCGGCTGGATGCGGTGGCCGAGCTGGCGACGGCGACCAGCTATCCAACCCTGATGGACCTGCGGGCGGCCCTGGTGACGGACCTGACCGAGCGGGGCGCGGCGCTGCCGCGGCTGCACATCTGGCACTTCAGCCGGACACTGCCGGCCCTGGTCGCGGCCCATCGCATTTATGGCGACGCGTCCCGGGAAACGGATCTCGTGGCCCGCAATGATGTCCGTCATCCAGGGTTCGTGCCGGGCGGCACGGCCCTCGAGGCCTTGCAGTGACGGCCCTGACGCTGCTTGTCGAGGGCGTGCGCTATGGCGGCTGGGAGTCGATGCAGGTCCAGCGGGCCATGGATCACCTGGCGGGCGGCTTCAGCTTGTCCGTCAGCGAGCGCTGGGCCGGCCAGACGACGCCGCGGCCCATCCGCCCGGGCCAGGCCTGCCAGGTGCTGCTGGGCGAGACGCCGGTGATTACCGGTTATGTCGATACCGTCTCGGCCAGCTGCACGGACAAGGGGCACGGCATCAACGTGCAGGGCCGCGATAAGACGGCGGACTTGATCGATTGCGCGGCCAAGCAGGCGGATTATAAGGCGCAGACGCTCTACCAAATCGCCTTCGACCAGGCCCAGGCCTTCGGTATCTCGGTGGTCGACCAGGTTGGCGATACCACGCGGGTATCGCGCCGCGTGAGCAAGACCAGCGCCGCGTTCGATGCCCTGAAAAAGCTGGCAGCGGAACGGGCCGTGTTGCTGACGACGAACGGCGCCGGGGAGCTCGTGATCACCCGCGCCAGCAAAACGCGCATCGCGACGGTGCTGCAGCACGGCAAGAACATCCTCAGCGGCCACGGCCATTTCAGCATGGAACGGCGATTCAGCGAATATGAAGTCGTCAGCCAGGCACCGGGCAACGATTATAATTTCGGACCGGATGCCGCCGATATTTCGGCGACTGCCAAGGACGATGAGGTCGCACGGTACCGGCCGAAGGTAATCCAAAGCCATGAGCCGGAGCTCACCCCGCAAGCGCAGGCCGATTATCAAATGCGCATGCGCCGCGGCCGCTCGCAGAAAGTAACTTACAAGGTCCCCGGCTGGACCCATGCCGACGGCCTCTGGGCGCCGAACACGCTGGTGCATGTCACAGATCCGCTGCTCGGCATCGACCTCGACATGCTCATCGCCTCGGTGACCTACACCGAGGACACCGGCGGTCAGCTGGCCGCACTCGCACTGGTGCGCCCGGAGACCTACGACATCCTGGCCAAGCCGCAATCGACCGGAGTGCAGCAATGGGATCTTGGGACCTCAGCGAAATAAAGCGCCGCGTCGGCAGCATGCTCATGCGCGCCGTCGTGAAGCTCAGCGACTCGGCGCACAAGATGCAGACGGTGCAGGTCCAGGGCCTGGGAAAGGTCGTACTCGATAATATCGAGCACTGGGAGCCCTACGGCCTGACCAGCCGCCCGCACGCCGAGGCCGAGGCCCTGATCGGCTGCATCGGCGGCAGTCTGTCGCACGGCGTGGCCATCAATATCGCCGATCGCCGCTATCGGCTTCAGAACCTGGCCGAGGGCGAGGTCGCGCTGTATGACGATCTGGGCAATATGGTCAAACTCGGCCGCAGCCAGGTCACGGTGGAAGCGGTTTCCCATCTGGAGGCCTCGGCGCCGACGGCGAAAATTACGGCGACGACGACACACATCGGCGATGTGACGATCGAGGGCAACCTGGTCGTCACCGGATTGATTATAGGCCAGGGCGGCATGGCCATCAGCGGCGGCTCTGGCGCAAGCGTGAACGGCAATCTCGTAATCACCGGCGGCGATGTCGATGCCGACGGCATCAGTCTCAAGGGTCACACGCATAGCGATCCGCAGGGCGGCACAGTGGGGCCGGCGCAATAATGGATATCGCTATCACCCTGTCCGCGCAGGCCCCTGTGTTCTCCCTGTCGCTCGCCGACACCGATCTGGCCACCGACGACGGGCTGAAAACCGCGGTGCTGGTGTCGCTGTTCACGGACCGGCGCGCCGATGCCGACGACGAGCTCCCGGACCCGAGGTCCGGCGATCGCCGCGGCTGCTGGCAGGATCAATACCTGGCCAATACCGGTGACAGCCTGGGCTCGCGCCTTTGGCTGCTCAAGCGCGCCAAGCAGACGAACGAGACAATCGAGCGCGCCAAGGAATACATGCGCGAGGCCATGGCCTGGATGCTTGAGGACGATGTGGTGACCGCCATTGACGTCGCGGCCGAATGGATCGAGCGCGGCGTGCTGGGGCTGAGCGTGAAGGGCACGCTGCCGGACGGCTCTGTGTTTGATGTATTCCAACCGTATCAGGTGGCGTAAATAATGGCCTACGCGAAACCGACTCTGCCGACGCTCATCGAGCGCATCCAGTCCGACGCCGAGAGCCGCCTGCCGGGCACCGATCCGCGCCTGCGTCGCGCGCTGCTATACATCATCACGCGGGCCCAGGCCGGCGCCATCTACGACAACTACGGCTATATCGACTGGGTATCCAAACAGATCATCCCAGACACGGCCGAGGCGGAGGTGCTCGACCGCCACGCGAGCTGGTGGGGCGTGCCGCGCCTGGCCGCGGCGCCGGCCACCGGCTCCGTCGATCTGACCGGCACCGATGGCAATGCCGTGCCGGCCGGCACGGCGCTACAGCGCAGCGACGGCATCCAGTATACGACCGACGCGACCGTGACCATCTCCGGCGGCGTAGCCACCGTCGCCGTCACGGCCGCCGAGGGCGGTCAGACGACGAACGCCACGGCCGGCCAGACGCTGACGTTCGTCTCGCCGGTCGCCGGCGTCCAATCGAGCGCGACCGTGGCGAGCGCCGGCCTGACCGGCGGCAGCGACACCGAGTCCGACGATGCCCTGCGGGCGCGCCTGCGCCAGCGCGTGCAGCAGCGCCCGCAGGGCGGCGCCCTGGCCGACTATGAGACCTGGGCGCTCGAGGTCGCCGGGGTGACGCGCGTCTGGGTGTTGCCGGACTGGACCGGCGCCGGCACTGTCGGCGTCTCGTTCACGCGCGACGACGACACCAGCATTATCCCCGACGCCTCGGAAGTGGCCGCGGTGCAAAGCTACATCGACGCGCGGCGACCGGTCACGGCCAGCCTGACGGTGTTCGCACCGACGCCCGTCGCGCAGGACATTACCATCAAGCTAGCGCCGAGCAACGCGACCGTCCAGGCGGCCGTCGAGACGGAGCTCGCGGATCTGTTCCTGCGCGAGGCGGCCGTCGAGGACGGCAACGGCAGCGGCACGATATTGCTCTCGCACCTCGATGAGGCGATCAGCATCGCCACTGGCGAGACGGACCATGTCCTGGTTGCGCCGACGGCCGATATCACGCTGTCGGTCGGTGAGATCGCAACCCTCGGCACGATTACCTGGCAGACGCTATGAGCCATTCGGCCGAGGATTACGCGGCCCAGCTCGCCGCGCTGCTGCCGGTCGGCGATCTGTGGGACTGGCTGCGCGAAGACCCGCTCATGGTCGACCTGCTCGGCGCGCTGGCTGAGGAATTCGCGCGCTGCGATGGGCGCATCGAGCAGCTCATCGATGAGTCCGATCCGCGCACGACGTTGGAGCTGCTGCCGGAGTGGGAGAGTTTCGCCGGCCTGCCCGACGCCTGCAGCGACCTGGGCGCGACGGTCGCCCAGCGCCAGGAAGCACTGCGCAGCGTACTCACCGCCTACGGCGGCCAGTCGCGGCAATATTTCATCGACCTGGCATCGCAGCTGGGCTTCCCAAGCGCGAGCATCACCGAATACGACCCGCACACGGTCGACATGACCGTCGATGCACCGATCTACGGGGCTGATTGGCGATTCGCCTGGAAACTCTCGGCGCCGACACCGGCCGTCTCGCAGTTCACCGTCGACTCGACCGTGGACGAATCGCTCGGCGAACAATCGCCGACCACGCGCCTGGAATGCACGGTCAATCGCTACAAGCCCGCCCACACGACCGCGATTTTCGCATATACCACCTAGGAGGCATCGTGGAACCACGCAATTACCTCGTCAATGCCGGCGGCACGCCACCCACCAAACCCGCCAGCCCGAGCGTCGGCTATCCGCGGTCGGCAACACCTGGCGTCAATGAGGCGACCACGCCGGGGCCGTTTTGGTTTTACAAGGTCGGCGAGGAGTTGCGGCATCTATTGACGAGCGCCGGATTGTCGCCGAGCGATGACGATCTGACGCAGGTAATGACTGCCGTGCAGTCCATCGTCGACAATCGCACATTGACCGACGAATCCACAGCAACGAATTACGCGCTTGCCGTGATAGACGGCGTGCCGTATCTGCGAGAGGGGTAACACATGAAGGGCTTTCCGAAATACATAGCGACCCGGCAGGATATCGAACAGCTGATGGCATTCATGGGCACGCCGTTGGCGACGCCTGAGAATTTGCAGCGCGGCCATGCATTCTTAACCGGCCTGCTGGATACGCAATATTATGTGTTCGACCGCGTGCTCGGCGCGACGGAGGCGCCGGACGGCAGTGAGCCGCAGTATCGCGTGCTCGCCAATCAAGGGCCGAACGAGGACGAGCGCCATCAGTTTATTCTGACGGCCAATCCGCGCGCGCGGCTGCATCAGATGGGCCTGACCGTCTCGCAGGTGCAGGGCTGGATTAGCGATCTTGAGGGGGTGATGTAATGGCGGCAGGTGACACGATGGCAATGCCGGCGATGGCGGCCGGCTTTCATTCGCAGCTGGGCAACATCGCAAAGGGCACCGGCGACACGCTGGATTTGCCCGAGTGCATGACCAATATCGGCGGCAACGGATTCGGTTTTACCGCCAGCGCGAAAACCGACTGGGACCCGACAGCGAACGAGGACGGCACACTGGGCTCGCTGAGCCTGGGCGATAACGGTTATATCTACCTCGTGCGCGACAGCAGCGGCGCGGCCACCTGGGTCGCTAGCGCCAACAGCACCTATCCGGCCGGCTCCAGCGCGAGCGAGTCGCGCAAAATGGGCGGGTTTCATTATGGCAAGGTTCGCACGCTCGCGCAGGCCTATAGCGCCGCCGCCTCCCTGGCCACGCAGATTGTGCCGAACAGCGTTTGGGACCTGGTCAAGCGCCCCGCATGCGACCCGACCGGAATGGTGGAGGTCATTCCCGGCAGCCTGTGGGTAGATATCTATCTCGCCAGCGAGGTCAGCGGCTCGTGGCCGGACACGGTGATCGGTAGCGTGTATAACGCGGTCCCCATCACCGGCACCGATGGCTATAACCGCCATTACGATTGTATTCGTCTGGCGCGCAATGTCGGCAAACGCCTGCCGAATTATCAGGACATGATCGCGGCGGCCTATGGTGTACCGGAAGGGGCAACGGGCAACACGGACCGGCAAAACACTGGCGACCACAGCGGCTATGGGTTCGAGGCAGTGAGTTGCCTTAACATAGACCAGCCGGCCGGCAATATTTATCAGGAGCTGAACGAGATATATGATCGCGCCACGACCGACGGGTGGCATGACGACCTCAATACCGGCCAGGACAGCGCAAACCAGCATGGGCAGTGGTATGGTAGCCAGATGCGTTCCGCCGCATTTGGCGGTAGCTGGACGAGCGGGGCCGACGCCGGCGCCCGCTGCGTGTACCTGAGCAGCGCTCCGTGGGACGTGGCCGCGGGTAATGGGTTGCGCGCCGCCTGCGATGCTCTGTAATCGGTAATCTGAGATTCTGTTTTATGAGCAATATGCCGGACTTTGCGCTATACGAGAAGTTGAACGATTTATCGGACTGGTTGTTTCCCGTGGTCGATCACTTCCCGAAGACGGAGAAGTTCGCGCTGTGTACGCAAATCAAAAACAGCGTACACAACATGGTGCGGCTGACGATCCGTGCGCAAAAATCCCGCGACAAACTGCGCTGGCTATTCGAGGCCGATGTGGAGCTGGAAGTGCTGCGCCACTTCATCCGCCACGCCTTCAGCCGGCGCTACCTGAGTGCCCGGCGGCTCAAGTTGGCCACCGAGCATATCGCCGAAATCGGCCGCATTATTGGCGGCTTGATTAAGCGATTCAAAGGGCCGAAGCCGTAGGCGGTAACTGGACGAACGGGGCCGACGCCGGCGCCCGCTGCGTGAACCTGAACAACAATCCGTGGGACGTGAACACGAATAATGGGTTGCGCGCCGCCTGCGACCCCAGCGGTCGCGACAGACAGTGGCTGACCACGGTCATCGCTGCATGCGATGCAATGGAATCGGGGCTTCGTTCCGCGTCAGGGATGGCGAAATATAAACCGGCGGCGTGGCCAGTAGGCGACAGCCCAACGTGACGCCGCCATTCATTCTGAACGTGGACTATGCCGATTACAGCGAACGGCCTGTGGGATGAGTTGATCAGCTGGGACAACCTGGTGCAGGCCTATCAGGCCGCCCGCAAGTCCAAGCGATATAAGCCTGACGTGCTGCGGTTTCATCGCCAATGGGAAGAGCGACTGCTCAATATCCATAACCACCTGGTCTGGGGCAGCTGGGAACCGCAGCCATTCAGCGCCTTCCCGGTCTACGAGCCGAAGGAACGGCTGATCGAGGCACCGACGTTTGCAGACCGCATTGTCCATCACGCGCTGCACCGCATCGTGGAGCCGTATTTCGAGCGACGGTTTATTGACCACAGCTATGCGTGCCGTAAGGGCAAAGGCACGCACGCCGCCTGTCATGCGTTGCAGCGGATGTTGCGGCGCGGACAGCGCCAGTGGGATAAAGTATACGTGCTGCAGGCGGATATCCGTCGTTACTTCCCGCACATCCGCCATGACCGCCTGTTTCGCCAGATCCGCCGCACCATCCGCGATGAGCGCGCACTGGCCCTATGGACGCGCATCATCGAGGCCAATGGCACCGCCGGCGTCGGCCTCCCCATCGGCGCCCTCACCTCGCAGCTGGGCGCAAATATATACCTCGACACGCTCGACCATCACGTAACCAACCACCTCGGCCACGGCAACTACATACGGTATATGGATGATTGGATCGTGCTCGGGCCGGACAAGGCGCGCCTCGACGGGTTACGCAAAGAGCTGACCGGCTGGCTCGCCGATGAATTGGGGCTGACGCTCTCCAAGGCCCACATCTACCCAGCCAGCCAAGGCGTCGATTTCGCGGGCTACCGCACCTGGCCAACGCACATCAAGCCACGCAAACGCAACGTTCGCCGCGCGCGGCGACGGCTAAAACAACTAGCCAGCGGCCGTATTGCCGGACAAACAGAACGCCAACGACTGCGTTCATCCGCGGCCAGTTTCGCGGGCTATATGCGCCATTGCGACGGCAGGACAACCATTCAGGGCATCCTGCGGGAAATGAGCGCCATTCTGACGCGAGAATATTACCGCCCCAGCGATGAGGCCATATGATTATCGCAGGGCAGACGATCGCAGCGGCAGCGACAACCACGCCGCCAGCTCATCGAGCTGCTCGGCGCGAT